AGCCAAAAGGCAAGAGAAGCAGCAGCAGGCAGACGCCAAGCGGTTTGAGCTGCAAAAGCAGCAGGCTCAGGCATACATCGAGCAGCTACAGCGAGACAACGACGACGAGCTGACGCTGGTTGAGAAGCAAGAGCAAGACAAGCTGGCCATCATCGCGGACTATCGGCAGCGCAGCCTGATAACAGATCAGGAGTATGAGGCGTCACGAAGTGAGATAGCCAGGACGGCCAGAGACGAGCGGCTGGCGATCATTGAGGAAGAATACAGGACGCAAGCTCAGCTGCAATACGATAAAGCCAAGGAGGCACAGGATAAGCAAGACAAGGAAGATGCAGCAAGGCAGAAATCTTTTGATGACTGGGCAGATGGTCAGCGCAATCTCACCAACGACCTAAAGTCTACGCTTGGTGAGCAGAATGCAATTTACAAGGCGTCAGCGATTGTTAGTGCCACTATCGACACCTACAAGGCAGCGACCGGGGCGTATTCTGCGCTCGCATCAATCCCGTATGTTGGCCCAGCGCTTGGTGCGGCAGCGGCAGGCGTCGCATTGGCTGCTGGATTTAAGCAGGTTCAGGCAATAAGGGCAGCCCGTGAACAAGGCGGCGAGGCGATGGCTGGCCGCGCTTACAACATGGCGGAGAAAGGGAGAGCTGAGGTGATTGTGCCGTCATCCAACAGCCGGGTTCGCACAGCCCAGCAGATGCGGCAGATCATGGGCGAATCAGGCAACAGCAAGCCAACAAGCGTCAGCATCATCAACCAGACTACTGGCCGAGTTGACCAAGTGGATCAACAGTATGACAATGACAACAATCTGATTTTGACTATCCGCGAGGTGGTGGCTAATGACCTGGCAGATAGCAATAGCCGCATCTCCAAGACGCGCACGCAAACACGCAACATGGCGGGCTTCGCATGAGTGATATCCTGTTTCCAAAGCGCCTGAAACCAATCGTCAGCAAGGGGTATTCCTGCTCGCGCCTGAGCAACATCACACGCGTAGACGTGCAGAATGGCGCGCCACGCCAGGCAAGAGACTCATATTTCGAGTCAGTGCCGTATTCAATCAATGTGCTGTGTCGCTCAGTCATTGCGCGGCAGGCATTTTGGGACTTCATTGCCCAGATTGACGGCGGCGCCTCCAGCTTCATCATGCCGATTGATTCGTCCATGGGGCCGGCAGATCACCTCTGTTGGATAACCAGTGCCATCAACGAATCAACCAGCGACAACATCAACTGGGAGATAGGATTCACGGTCACAGCAGAGCGCACATACGACCAAGAGGATCCTTGGCAAGGGCAAGCGCTGGCTGCATATGATGCCTTCGGAGACGAGGCTGTTTCGACTATCAATTCGCTTTACAGCTTCGTCAACAATCCTCCGTTCAAATTCAACGAGCCGGCATACCAATGACAGAAGAAGAGATCGCAGAAGCCTACCAGCGCAAGCTGGCCAGCAATACAGAAGGCGAGCATGTATATCAGACGCTGCAAATCACTTGCTCGTGGTTCAGCCAGTCCTACTACATTGTTATTGGCAGCAAGGCCATTACTACCAAGCTGGAGACCGGCGAAACCATCACCTGGACGCCATCCGCTGCTGACTTCAAGAATGCGGCAAACAATGGCGACATGGATCAAAACGCAACATTCACGCTGCCAGACGTTGGAAACCTGCTGGACGACGAGCTGATGAGACGGCCAGCAGGTGACACAGAGGCACCTGTGTTCACGTTTAGGGCATACCTTGATGTCGATCTCGATTACCCGGCAGATGGCCCTGTGAGTTATGATCTTGTGTCACTGACTCAGAGCAAAAGGCGTATTCACCGCCAACACCGGGGTGCCAAAGCTAAACCAAAAGGCCACCGGAGTGCTGGCAACACCTGACATATTCCCGCCACTGCGAGGGATCCTGGCATGACAGACATCAACTCATACACCGGCAAGCAGTACGATTTCGAGACATACAATTGCTGGTCGCACGTCTGTGCCGTTCGCGGTGATGCTGGACTTGAAACACAGATGTTCACCGCCAGTACGCCGGCCATTCAGGACATCGCTGAGGCATTCAACGCTGCCATCGAGAAGGGCGATCACGGCATGCGCCAGGTTAAGTCACCGCGCAATTACGATGTTGTTCTTGCCTACCAGGTGTTCAAGGGCCGCCCCGTGTGGCATGCAGGGGTTTATTATGATTGCTGGATATCTCACTGCCACAAGCCGAGCGGTATGGTGGTCTTCGAGCCGCTGTCTGACATGATGCAGGCATTCAAAGGGGTGGAATTTTGGCGCGGATAACGCTCTACACAAAGCAGATCAACGACCACGGATTTGACGTGTCGCAGCATGAGTGCGAGGACGTGCGCGAGTGGGTGCTGGAAAACATCCCTGATGGTGTGCCGTTCAAGGTGTTCAAAGGCCAGATCTGCGGAGCCAATGATGTAACTGAAAATCCTGCTGGCGATGGTGATTTCTCGATAGTTGAGAGCCCAGGGGCCGCCTTCGTCCCCTACATCATCATGGCCGTGGTGGCTATTGCAACTTATCTGCTGATGCCGACTGTTCCGTCGATGTCATACAACCAGCAGGCAGAGTCGGCCAACAACTCACTCACAAACCGCAATAATGAGCCTCGTCCATACAAGCGCGTCTATGACGTATGCGGCCAGGTGCAGGTAATACCGTCAGACATCATGCTGGCTTACCGCAAGTTTACAGGAGGCACTGAGTACGAGTATGGCTACTACTATGTCGGCCGCGATTACATAGCCTGCAAGGACTTCTTGGATGGTGACACACTGATCGAGTACATCACTGGCTCAGCCGTGTCTGTTTATCACCCATACACTAAGCCAGGCAATGGATCGCCTGTCTACAATGTTGGTGGCGACATCTCAGAAGGCATTTACACAGTCTATCGGTCAAACGAGGTGGATGGCGCAGTGCTCAAGGCGCCTAACGAGATCACCATCGAGATGCCAAACACGGCAACGGCGTCCTATGTCACAACCAATCGAGGAAGATTTACAGACCTTACTGGCGACAGTGATTTCAGCGGGAAATTGAGCGTTGGTGTAAGCGTCAAAGTGACTGGAGTCAAGGTGCTCGGCCCGCTTATTTCAACAGGCCCATCAACATCAATCCAGACCTACACAGAGTTAAACGGCACTTACACCGTGCTTGATGTGATTGAAACAGAGGTGTTGCTTGATGTCTCAAGCAATAACACTGCATGGTCAATCATCAAAGATGGATCGCAAGTGATAAGCGACGGCGATCCAAAAATCGAGCCGTCTGACTCAGTGGAGCAATCATACAGCGATTGGGTGACGCTATCTCGCATTCCTCCGAAAGAGATCTGGGCCAACATCGTGGCCCGCCAGGGTCTCTATAAGGACAACGGGCAGAATCGCATAAGCGCAAGCGTTCAGGCTGAGCTGCAATACCAATACCTGGATGCCAGCGGCGCGCCTGTTGGCTCAATCTACAGCGTAACAGGCACTATTACCGGCGACGATAGCGACGAGAAAGGCATCACCATAGAGGCGGTGCTTGGGTCTGAAACAGCAGTAAGAGTTAGAGCAAGACGCATCACGCCAAAGGATTTCAAGTACAACGGAACCGTGGTGGATGAGATTGTTTTCCGCGATCTGTACGGGGCAATCCCTGACGACACAACGGACTATGGCAATTTCACCACGATCCACAGCAAGCGCAAGCGGACTCCGCGAGCCACAAGCGTCAAGCAGCCGCAGCTAAAACTTACCGGCACGGAGCTGGTGTTTAAGTACCTTGGCGGCGGGGTGTTCGATACTGTGCGCACCGAGAATACGCAGGCTGTGCAATCGCTAATCCGCCTTCTGCGCGATCCAGCGGTTGGAAATCTGACTCTGACCAGTGCAAACATGGACAGGCTTCTATCCTCTCAGGCAGAAGTAGAAACCTATTTCGGGACTGAATACGCAGGGCAGTTTTGCTACACCTTCGACGATTACAAAACCACTGCTCAGGCCATCATCTCAACCATTGCCAATGCCATATTCTGTAGTGCTTACCGCACAGGGCATGCGATTGATCTGTATTTTGAGCGCCCGCAGCTTGGCCCGTCTCGCATCTTTACCAGCCGGTCAAAGATCCCAGGTAATGAAAAGTGGACGACCAAGTTTATCGACCGTGAGCGCTACGACTCTGTCGAATACACATGGACGAATCCTAAAACAAACGTCAAAGAGACAATCAAGATCCCAGAGGATGGCGGGTCAAACACTGAGACCATAGACGGGATCGGAGTCCGCAATTACCAGCAGGCAAATTGGGCAGCTTGGCGGGCATTCAACAAAAACATCTACCGCACCACATGGGTTGATGTGACTACAACGGCAGACGGTAAATTCGTCAAGCCTTGGCAAGCAATAGGTGTCGTGAAAGGCTCTCGCGTTGCACCATATGACGGATATGTCGTGGCGGTAAACGGCCTGAAACTCACCCTGTCGCAGCCTGTTGCGTTTATTGATGGCGATGACCACTACATCCAGATAAAGCGACGCGATGGTACTGTTGAGGCCGTCAGAGTGCTTCCTGGCGCGTCAAAGCGCGAAGTTATTATGGTCTCAACTCCTGCCGAGGAAATCTACACAGGAAACTCAGCACTGAAAACCGAATTCAGCTTTGGCGCTGAACAAAGGCACAAGGCGCACATGATAATTCCAGCCACTATCGAGCCTGATAGCAACGGCGACACAGTGCAGATCACAGGGTACAATTACAGCGACATGTATTATGCGAATGACGGAGTTGATCCATTCGCTGACGCATTTGACGATGGGTTTGACGACGGATTCTCATAAGGGGAAATCATGGCTGACGATATTTTTACACAAGATACAGTGGACAAACTCAACTCGTCCGCTTTGACTTTCAACGAGGTTGTGACGTCCCGTGCCGGTGGTGTT